TCTAGTTTCACGGTCGAGGGGACCATGGCGAGCGGTGCTTCATGCACTCTGGTGGCCAACAGTATGTTGACGGCCTCCGTGCTCACCTTTGCATACCTCATCTCCACCGACAAGACGCTCGGGGACCTTCTGCCCCCTAGCCGCCTGCCCCACGAGCACACAGCATTACCTTTCAAGCTGTTCGTGGTGGGCGACGACAGCGTGCTTGTCAGCCGCGTGCCGCTGGATACGACCAGCTTCACCGGCGTCGTACAGCAGCTTGGCATGCTGCTTGAGATCGAACACCGCAGTAACGTGTACGACGTTGAATACTGCAGCCACCTCTTCATGCCGGTTGGCACTCATGGCAAGCTCGTCCCCGACCAGGTTGACGAGCGCAGTCCCCTGATTCGCTTACCCGGCTACAACCTTCGCACCACGTCGGTCACGCTCTCCCGTAAAGCGGGTCGAGCCCTGGCTCGGGGCGCTTGGCAAATTACCAACGACATCAAAGCCAAGCCTTGCCACACCGAACACGCGTTGGCCAATCTGGAGAGTCTGGCCAGGGAGGAGTCCCACAACCCCATCCTCTACGTTTTTGCCTGCGAGGCCCTACAAGCTTTCGTGAATGACCAGAATCCCAACTGGCCCAGGTACATGGCGTGGTGGTCCGCCCAGCGCTCAGAGCTGCCGCATTCCTACAAGGCAGCGGTCGAGCGCATTAGGGCCCAGACGTGGAGGCAGCATGCCGCCTCAGAAGGGCTCTTGCCGTGCCGCGAGACCTATGCGTTTTTGGAGCATCGGTACGGCTGGAACCAGCACACCTTCGACCAGTTCGGGGCCGCCCTGACACACCTCGGCCCCCCGCCTTCGTTCTTTTGGTTCGACCCACTGAACGCCGTAGTTGATGCCGATTATGGGTTGTAACTCCCCCTTTCGGTCCGCGCCCGCCCGCCGCCTTGGATAAGTGGCGAAATATGGGTTTGGATGAACCGGCGCGTAAGGCGATCCCGCCTAGAACTTAATTATGACTCGAAGCAAGACGCAACACAGGGTGAGACACAAGCCCTTGCCTAAACCTAAGGCACAACGTGTTGTGTTTGAGAAAAACGTCAGCAACCTCAATGGCACTACTCCGGCTGTGCGCAAGCATAAGCCGAAACGCGCTAAAGAGGGCGCTACACCTGCTGCGAATAGCCAGACGAAGATGGCAGCTTTCACGCTACTGTCACCGTTTGAGTCTTTCGCGGACGGCATTCGACCCGGATGTCACATTGACACCGTTGGCCGAGCCACGTACAAGTACGCCACCACCCTCTCGCTTACGCTATCCTCGGTACAGGAGACAGCGGGAACCCAACACCACGTACGGTTCTTTGTGAAACCAGTGGCGTACGAGCAGCTGTATCAAGCCACCGCCTTTTCGACCGCAAACGGCGGAACCCCCACAGCGGGGGCGGCCACGAGCGACCCTTTCTATGGCAACATGGGAACGTCGTTCCACTCGCAGCGCGTGGTATACCAGGCCGTTCGCGTTCGCAACATCACCGCCGTTGGTTCTATGGGCGGAGAGAGTTGCATTGGCAGAGTTGTCAAGGAAGAGGCCGACCTCCTCTCCTACAGCAACTTCCGCAGCGCCTTGACTCGTTACGTGCACTCCGAAGCCGACCCCGGCTCGGTCCTGCAAATGACCTGGGAGGGCACCCCCGACACCGCCTACGTGGATGGAGTCTCGTCTCGTGCGAAGGATTACGCCTTCGTCGATCCGGGAGCCACCTGCGATGCGTCCGTCACATGCATGCTCTACTACTCCAGTGCGCCTGCGGCGCATACGGTCGACGTGGAGATCGTGACCTTCTACGAAGCCGTGCCTTTTGCTACCTCGCAGTTCGTGTTCTGCCCGACTAGGTCGGAGATAGACATCGAATGGGTTGAGGCGACGAGAGACCTGGCTTACGGGGAGATCCCGCTCTATAGTATCGGCCGCTCGGTTCTCCGAGATGATGGGGTGGCGGATGTCATTATTAGTGACGCAAAGGCAGTCTGGGGGGGCGTCAAAGCCGGTGTCCGGCTGTTTAAGAACGTCGGATCACTTGTCTCCTCAGCGTGGAGCGGCTTGTTCGGTGCGAACCACCGCGCAGCCATGCTCCGCCTTGTCGACCTCGTGCCGCCCGAACACTTTCAAGCGATCGTGTCCGAGTTGGCCGAACACAAGGATCATGCTAGCGCTCGCGCAGCCTACCTCCCCGTTGAGCCTACGACGCTCACGGAGGAGCAGATACAGGGGCTTTTGTCCTTGTGGCAGCGCAGCGTTGTTAGCGAGCCACCGTCGCCCGCGGCATCAACTGCCGGCAGGAGCCTCAGTCTTCTAGGACGCACCCAGCCCCACCGCTGATTCTTGGCGGTAGGGGCAGGCCCGGCGGGGGGTCTATTGTAATAAACATACTCCGCCGAGAAAACAAACAAACACCACTATGAGGGGCTCTTCCCCTCCGGCCGCGAGGCCGCTCACAGACCC